AATATTTTCTTGTTTAAAATCTATAAATTTTAACCATGAAAAATGATCTATTTTACGAAATGTTCCCAAGCAAATTGACCAATCTTTTTCCGTTTTTTTCCCAATATGTCTGCAACCATTAGTGTTTGTCATAGTAATATGTTTTAACCAGGGTCCAGTTTTGACAACAATTGCGTAAAAAGTGGACAACGACTTCCACGGAATGGTTTGAATCTTTTCCTGTGGCTTTCTATATTTACATTGTATTGCATAATATTCGTCTCCTTTTTTTGAAAGCAAATCAATCCCATAATCAGTCTTGGTTAAATCAAATTTATTTTTTAATTCCATGGGAAAATCCTTATAAAACCAAACTTGGTCATGTTTCAAGACATTCTCAATATATAAAAAACAAAATGCTTCAAATAAGTCTCCCTTTTTCTTTTTATTATTTGCTTTTTCTTTAAGTTCAACCATATTGTGCGCGGTTCCGCCCTCTATATAGTTTTCAAATTCTTGCATTAAACAATCAAACTTATTCTTATCCTGAATATTTATGATTTTAGATACTAATTCTTTTGCAGTTTGTAGCACAGCCTGGCTCATTTTATTATAATATGGCGACAATTGTTTAAACCGAATTATTATGAAAAGTTGTCCAGCATTTATTACAATAACAAATTTTTTGAGATTTGTCAGGCGTTATATCAACGAAGTCCTCTATGTATTCATGCTTACATTCAGATTTTAATTTTAAATCAATCTGTTTAATTAAATCCTCCATCTGATTTATAAGTTCTTTGTTATTATTTTCAAATTTGTCATTAGATAAAAAAAATTTAGAATTTATAAGACTATTTTTAACATCATTCAACATAGCGATGTAATTGTCTTGACTCATTTTTATATATAGTGTTGATATAATATATTTCAGATTGTTTAAATTGTATTTGTAAATTATATTTTAATATTTTGGCACAATATTTTATAAAAGGTTGTTAAACATACATACCACGGAGAGCCATATTATCATCACGCTCTTTTTTAATTAATTTATCAACAATTTCCTTTGTAACTGTAAAAGGAAACTCAACCGCTATAGACATTTCATCTTCAAATAGATTTGAACCTGGTCGCATAAGTCTATATAGATTCAGTTTTGTATAAATAATCTCCAAACAACGTTTCAAGTTACGAACACCGTCTTCCTTTTCACAGTGTTTTTCAATAATATGATGAATAGAATCTTCAGGAATAACAATATCTTCTGTTGAAAATTTGACTTGTTCACGAATACGTGGTAACAAATAATTATTAGAAATAACAGTTTTTTGTTTTTTATCATAACCCTTCGTTTGAATTCTATACATTCTATCGCGTAAAATTGGATTAACTTTACTTTCGTCGTTGTAACTAAAGATGAATAAACATTTACTCAAATCAAAATCAATCTCTGCAAAATACTTGTCATGAAATTGACTATTTTGAGATGTATCTGTCAAGTGAGTGAGAATTCCCGCAATTTCCTCTCCCTTAGGAGTGTCACTTATTTTATCCAATTCATCAAAATAAATTACAGGGTTCATGCATCCACTATCAATTATTATTTGTACAATTTTACCCCAAATGCTTCCTTCATATGTATAGGAATGACCTTCTAGAAAACTACTATCTGTAGCACCTCCTAAAGCAACAAACGCAAATGGACGATTGAGAATTTTACTAATACCTTCCTTGACGAGTGTGGTCTTACCGGTCCCCATTGGACCCTTGATAGCGATGGCTGTACCAAGCGCACTTGGGTTCGTAACAAGTTGTCCTAACATTTGCATAATTTGCATCTTTGCATCGTTGAGTCCATATACAGCAGAATCTAGAGTTTCTTGAGCTTTTGCCATGAATTCATGACAAGCTTCAACGCCATCTGAAATATTAATAGGTAGATTTTCATATTTATTAAAAGGAATGCGCATGAAAGTATCTACCCAATTTTTAATTTTATAATACTCACCACTTCCGGGTTCCATATATCTGAGCGAGTTTAATTTTTTCATAGCATGTGCTTTGAAAATGGGTGGAATTTTTGCTTCAAGAAGCGACATTCTATGTGGCACTTCTACGCGTGTAATTTTGTTAATTTCACGAATTTCTTTAATAATTTTAATTTGTTCGCCGTGCGTAAGTGTTTCAAAGAATTTATAATCATTCATGGAATTTTTATCGCTTATGATTCTTTTGAATATGCGAGAATTCTTCTGTTTTTGTTTTTTAAGCTTTTTGTCTTTCTTTTTAGATTTTTCTTTGATTCTATCTTCAAAATCTTTAATGCTTTGTTCCAATATTTTATTATCTTTATTTTTTTCGTATAGTTCTTTCATTTGTTTCAAAACTTCTTCGTCATTTTCCAAACTATTATCATTTTTTTTAGATGATGATTTGGTATCTTCTATTGTTAATTTAATATTCTCATCGTTTGATTTATTTTCTGATTTATCAGATTTGCCTTTGTTTTGTTTTTTGGAGGAAGAACGGGTTATGCGTCTTTCATTTTTAATAGTTTTTTCGTCAAAGTCGGATTCTTCATCGTCTTCTTCAGATTCTTCGTCGTCGTCATCATCATCTTCGTCTTCGTCCTCGGTATCTTCGTCAGTTGACACACTTTCATCTTCATCCTCTGTATAATCTATTTCATCATCATCCTCCCAATCATCGTCTTCCCATTCACTTTCATCTTCGTCATCAGCATTTTTTCCGATGGTAAATATAATATTAAATTTACTAGATTTTTTATCTTCTGTCTCTTCGTCATCGTCGTCATCATCCTCTTCACTATCTTCATCATCATCGTCGGAAGATGATTCATCTACTACTTTTTTTGACTTTTTTGAATTTGTCTTAGATTTTTTAACCATTTTAGTTTTTTTATATTTTTTAGATGCTATTTTTTTATTTTTAAGCTTACTTCTTGTTTCGCACTCACTAGATTCATCATCTTCTTCACTTTCATCATCATCGTAGTCGTCGTCATCTTTTGGTAGTTTGCTTAACAATTTTTTAATTTCTTCTCCAGATTTTACTTTTTTATCCATAAATTTGGATGGAAATATTTTTTGTAATAATTTGCGATATTCATGAACATCCATTTCTTCATTTTCATCATCGCTGGTAATATAGTCGTCATCACTATCATCATCTGATTGTTCGTGTGATTTTCTACGACGAGAAACTTCATCTTGTTTTTTCATTTTCTTAGAAAATTCCTTCTTAGATACTGTTTTACTTTTAGAGTCACGTGTCATTCTTGTATATCACAATTTAATATATTTAAATATAAATCAATTTTTTATTTTAAAAAAATGTTTAAATAAAAATATAAACAAAATATAAACAAAATATAAACAAAATAAAATTATATGTCGTATACAGAGGTGAAAGTTAAACAAAAACTATAATCCATAAAATTCATTTGAACGATTCGTCCATATTCATCTAAAAGTTGTATATTAAATTTTTGAATATCAACAGGTCCAAAATATTGACGAGGGCTAGTAATAAGAGATAGATTGTTTTGAGAAACCATGTTATTACCGGTTGGTTGTATTGAAATGCGAGCTAAAATATTTTTATTTAATATAGATGAATTAAATGCGCTGTAAAAATTATTATTAACATTATTATTATAATCGTCAACAACTAAATATAAATATCTTGATAAAGATAAATCAACAAGACCTTCACTAACATAATTATTATTTCCACTATAAATTCCATTTCTAAAACCAAGCAACCAGCCAAGTTTTAAAGGAAGAGCATTTATAAAATCTTGGTCTCCGTTCATATTATCTTGAAAATTTAAAATAAATATATTATCATAACCTGATTTTACACCTATAATCATTTGCCCGCTACCACTACCGGTAGCATCTAAATTATATATAAACTGAATGGGAATATCTAATCCATCTGCGCCCATAAGATTGTTTAAAAATGCGGTAATAGATTGTGGAGTATAATTACCATCTGGAACCGTGACTAAATGATTAACATAATTAGCACCAGTGGAGTCAACCATAAATATAGAAAAAAAGTTATTACCTAATTTTTTTGAAATATTATAAAACGAAACGGGCATTTCAAATGCGGATAATTGCATTTGTAAAACTTTTGAAAATTTCATAGGCAATTCAAACTGAAAATTTGAAGATGTTGAACCAAAATAATTTGAGCGAAATCGTGTATCAACATTTAAATTTTGACGAGTTGTTCTTTTTTTAAGAGGGTTAATAACTCCTGGAAAAAATTCGTTAGGAAATGAATTAGCAAAAGAAGTTTTAGGTTTTTCTATTATAGAAGTATTTCCAGCATTAATAACATCACTTTCAATCAAATGTGAATTCATATTATATGCATTTGCTAATTTTTTAATAACATGTGATGAGTTTAATTCAGAAGAGAGTATTTTTTTAGCTTCATCTAAAAAGATAAGAGTTTTTGCACGAACGGTATCTTCAATATCATTATCGACCAAAATATTATTTTTTAATTGTGAACATTTTGTCTCTATAACAACTGTATCGTAATTTCCATTCTGTAAATTAAAAATTTCTTCCAAATCTTTTGTATTATAATTTTCAATATTTAAATCAAAGTTCATATATATTTATAAAATAATAAAATGTATTATATTTAATCTTATTTATTATCAATTAATAAATAAAATTGATTTAAAATAATCTAAATATTATTATGTTATTATAAGGAAGAGATGAGCCGAAACGCAAAAACCGAATATTTAAATCCTTCTAAAATCATCGGGATTCAATTTAGTATATTATCTCCAGATGAAATTCGTAAAGGCTCTGTTGCGGAAATCACCACAAGAGATACATATGTTAACAATAAACCTGTGATTGGTGGATTATTTGATCCAAGGATGGGTGTTCTTGAGCCTGGTCTAATTTGTCCCACAGATGGTTTAGACTATATGCAAACACCTGGTTATTTCGGACATATTGAATTAGCAAAACCAGTGTTTTATATTCAATATTTAAGCACAATTCTAAAGGTGCTTCGTTGTTGCTGTTTTAAGTGTAGTAAGCTATTGATTAGTAAAGAAAAATATAAGCAGGCACTTAAAATGGCAGGAGATGCTAGATGGAAGTATGTGTTTTCACTTGCGAGTCGCATTAAACGTTGTGGCGAAGACACAGAAGACGGTTGTGGTTGTTTACAGCCTAGTAAAATTAGCAAGGAAGGTCTAGCAACCATTCACGCTTTATGGAAGAATGACGCTGCTACTGCCTCTGCTTCAAGTGAACAATCACAAAATATCGTTATTAAAATGACACCAGAGATGGTTTTAAAAATATTCAAGAGAATTTCAGATGAAGATGTATCATTCATGGGTTTTAGTCCTATATGGTCACGTCCAGACTGGATGGTTTGTCAAGTTATGGCTGTTCCACCACCAGCAGTTCGCCCATCTGTGAAGCACGATGCTCAACAGAGAAGTGAGGATGATTTGAGTCATATTTTGGTGAATATTATCAAGACGAATAAGACACTACAGGAAAAAATTCAGAATAATGCTCCAGCGAATGTGATAGATGATTGGGCTACTGTGTTGCAATATTATGTTGCGACACAAGTAGATAATAAAATTCCAGGTGTCGCATCTGTTGCACAAAGGTCAGGTCGTCCACTTAAGTCTATAAAAGATAGGTTGAATGGAAAGGGTGGTAGAATGAGAGGAAATCTTATGGCGAAACGTGTGGACTTTAGTGCTCGTTCAGTCATTACAGCAGACCCTAATATTTCTATTCGTCAACTTGGTATTCCGATGAAGATTGCGAAGAATATCACGAAACCAGTTGTTGTGAATGATGTGAACAGAGCATTCTTGACAAAATTGGTACAGAATGGACCAGACGTTTGGCCTGGTGCTAAGATTCTTGAAAAGAAGAATGGTGATTCAATAACACTCAGATATGTTGACAAGAAGTCAATTGTTTTGGAGAATGGCGACACGGTACACCGTCACATGATGGATGGCGACCCTATTCTCTTTAACAGACAACCGACTCTTCATAGAATGAGTATGATGTGTCATATCGCAAAGGTCATGCAAATAGGTGACACTTTTAGAATGAATGTTGCGGACACAAAACCGTACAATGCTGATTTCGATGGAGATAAACTGACATGTAAAATGCTCTTGTCTTCAACAGGGGGCGTGAAAAGCGTGCTACCCCCTAGTTAATTTGTGAATTAAATAATTAGGAAATCAACTTAAAGAAATGCTTGGAATAAAGATATAATGGAACTGTCAAAACGACAACGACTGTCAAACATTATAATAGATGACCCAACCCAAAGATATTGTGAAATCTACAAAATAACAAATCTTGCGACAGAGAAATGTTATGTAGGACAAGCCGTTTCACACATACTTAATCATAAGAGATATAGACCCTATGGACACGAAGGACGTTTCAGATGTCATGTATCAGAAGCATTTTCAAGCAAAAAGAATCAGTGTCATTATCTTAATAACGCCATAAAAAAATATGGTGTTGAAGATTTTGTAGTTGAACTGATTGAATGCTGTGAACTTTCCGATGCAAATGATAGAGAAATATACTACATTCAACAATTTGATAGTTTGTTTCCAAATGGATACAATCTGAAGAATGGTGGAAGTGTATTTACTCACACAGATGAAAGCAAAAAGCGTGTTTCCTCGGGAGTCTCTAAATATTATGAAAAACAAAAGTATGAACGGTTTGAAAACATTAAGTGGCTAGATGATAACAACGAGTTATATATTAAACCACTTAAAAGAAACGATAATCAATACGGTTGGTACGTTTATATTGAAAGACGTAAAGCTGATTTTGGCGGAGTACATATATCTTTATCCGAAAGTAGAAAACAAGCAGTTGAATTTCTTAATAATTTGAGAAACAAATTAGCAACACAATCAAATTGCGGGAACTCCTTAAAGCAATCACTACCACTCACACAAGGAAACTCATGTGAGGAACTCGGTTAAATGCCGAAACCAAAGGTAAAAAGGTGATTGATGCGTCCAACACTGGACAAAATAGGTAATCCGCAGCCAAGCCCCTAAACTCGCTATGATAGAGCATGGGGAAGGTTCAACGACTAGACGGTTGTGGGTCTTATATGATGGTTTAATCAACCTGATAAGGCATAAGGTATAGTCTGGCCCTTTGGGAAACCTTGGGGAATATTCATGGAGATGAATTTACACATGCCGCAAGATGCGGAGTCAGATTCAGAATTAAAAAATTTGGCAGCGGTGCCTTATCAAATTATTAGTCCAGCAAATAACTCGTCTATTATTGGAATTTATCAGGACTCTATGCTTGGATGCTATCGTTTCACTCGTGAAAATATTCGTTTTACACCTCGTGAAGCTATGAATTTACTAATGATGTTTCAAAGAGTAAACGTACAAAATTTACTAGAAAAAGCGGAAAGTGCAAGTGGTCTAATAACCAATTTTGATATTCTTTCGCAAATTCTACCACCTATTTCTCTAAAATATAAGACAAAACTATTCAACGACAGCGAGAAATCAGACGAATCAAATAATATTTTAGAGATTGTTAATGGTAAGTATGTTCGTGGTCAATTAGAAAAAGGAGTGTTGGGTGCTGGAACAAAAGGACTCATTCATAGAGTCTGTAATGATTATGGAAATATGGCATCTGCTAATTTTATAGATGATTTGCAAAACATTATTACAGAATACTTAAAGACGAGCTCTTTCAGTGTTGGAATTAGCGACCTTCTTTCAGATGAGAAAACAAACAAAGAAATTATCGCAGTAATTGATAAAAAGAAGAATGATGTGAAAAACTTGATTGACCAAACTCAAATAGGTGTGTTTGAAAATAATACAGGAAAAACAAATGAAGAAGAGTTTGAGACACAAGTCAACAATATCTTGAATCAAGCTACATCAGAATCAGGAAAGATTGGTCTTAAGAGTTTGGATAAGAACAATCGTTTTGTTACGATGGTTAATGCGGGTTCAAAGGGTAGTGATTTGAATATTTCATTCATGATATCTTGTTTGGGACAACAGAACGTGGATGGAAAGCGTATTCCTTATGGTTTTGACCATAGAACACTTCCGCATTTCACAAAATATGACGATAGCCCAAGTGCTCGTGGATTTGTTGAAAGTTCTTATATCAACGGACTTTCTCCTCAAGAGCTCTTCTTCCATGCGATGGGTGGTCGTGTTGGTTTGATTGACACCGCAGTGAAATCTGTAACATGGGAAACGCCCATTGTTATAATTGAAAATGGAATGGCAAAGTATACGGAGATTGGTGGATGGATTGATAATAAATTGGATGATTCAAGCAACGCTTCACTTGTGCAACATTTTACAGAAAGACAAATGGAGTTGTTGAATATCAAGAATGGTGATGTTTACATTCCTACTACAGATGAGGATGGTATTGTAACCTGGGGCGAAGTTACAGCAATCACAAGACACGACCCTGGAACTGAACTTTATGAGATAAAAACCTCTGGCGGGCGAAGTGTTATAGTTACAGAAAGCAAGTCTCTATTAATTTGGAATCCAGAAACAAAAAAATTAAAAGAAATGCTAACTCCTGATATTAAAGTAGGAGACTGTGTTCCGGTGACAGGTGAATTATGTAACCCACCGGTCATTATGGAAATGATTGATATGACTACTTATCTTCCAAAGGGTGAGTTTGTTTATGGAACGGATTTTAATAAAGCTACAAAAATGATGATAGATTCTATGGAAAATCGTGATAAAATCTCAAGTGGTTGGTGGAACGAAAATAATGGAACAAGTTTTATTCTTCCATATAAAAAGAAGAGTTCTCTTCAACGAACAAATATTAGGTCAAATATAGAAAATATCAACGATGGTTTCATTTATCCTTATGCAAGAAATCGCAAGGACATACAAGTTCCAGATAAATTTGCTCTGAATGAAGAAAACGGTATATTTATTGGATTATTCCTGGCAGAAGGAAATGCTGACAAAAAAACGGTTACAATTACAAATAATGACAATAATATAAGAAATTTTGTCAAGGGATGGTTTGATAAACATTCAATTGCATGGACAGAACGCACAAGAATTAACAAGATTGGTGGGACAACAACTACAGTTAGTGGAGTTTCAACGATTCTATCAAAGTTCTTAACACGACTTGTGGGTTCGGGTGCTTCCAACAAACATGTTCCAACTGAAGCGTTTATTGCATCCGAATCCTTTATGGTTGGATTATTGAACGGTTATTTCTCAGGCGATGGAAGTGTTGGTAAGAATTCGGTGGAAGTTGGTTCTGCATCAAAGCGTCTGATTGAGGGTATTTCTATGCTTTGTTCTCGTATTGGAATTTTTGGTAAGGTGTTTATCTCTCAACTGAAGTCCAATAATTTGGGAACAAAAAATATAAAACCCACATATAGGTTTTCCATTCGTGCTCAGTGGGGAAAAATATTTGCTGAAAAAATTCCTTTATTGGAAGAGAATAAACAGAAAAAACTATTGGCGATTAAGTGGAATAAAAACCATCGCAATTTTGCGACTTATAATGATGTTGTATTGGATAAGATTGTTGAAATTAATATTATAGGTGTAGAGAATCACCCAAAAATGTATGACTTGACAATTCCAACTACACTCAACTTTGGTTTGGCAAATGGTCTTCAAGTCCGAGATACATCAACGACTGGATATATTCAGCGTAGATTAATTAAAGGTCTAGAGGACCTTATGGTGTCATACGATATGACTGTCCGAACAAATAAAGGTAAGGTGGTTGAGTTTTCATATGGAGACGATGGAATTGATCCTGTGAAAGTAGAAAATCAACCGCTCCCGCTAGTTGGAATGAGTATTCAAGACATTTATGCTCACTATAATATTCCCGACGAGGCTGGAAAAATGAAAATGTTATCACAATTCTTTTTGAAAAATACGATGACAAAATATAAAAAAGAACTCAAGGAAACCCAAGAAAGATGCAAGAAATATACTGACATGATGATACAAAATCGTGATAGTATCATTAAGAATGTTTTCAAGTATAAGGGTGATAGTGTTGTGAATTGCCCTGTTGCATTCGCTTATATCATCAATAATATTATCGGACAACAAAACATTAATAGCGGTTCAATCGTTGATATTACACCTCTTGAAGCATTCAAGATGATTGAAGATAATTACGAGAACTTGGAAAAGATTCGTTGCGCTCCTCCTACGGAATTATTCAAGACACTCTATTACTTCAATCTTTCTCCAAAAGATTTGCTTATTGTAAAGCGTTTCAATCGTAGTTCGTTAACTTTGTTGTTGGAGACAATCAATCTAATGTATAAGCGCGCAATTGTTGCACCTGGTGAAATGGTGGGAATGATTGCGGCGCAGAGCATTGGTGAGCCTACAACACAAATGAGCCAACGACGCAACGAGTGCATAAAGGTAATAAAACAAAATAAAATTTTCAAAAATTCAAAAATGATATCTATTGAGATTGGTAAATTCTGCGATAGTTTGATTGAACAATTGCCACAATTTACATTTAATACTGGTCACGAAGATAGTGTAGAAACTTTATTGGATGCACTTGATGATGAATATTTCATCGTTGGTGTTGATTCTGAAGAAAAAACACACTGGAATAAAATTTCACATGTAAGCCGTCATCCAGTGAATGGTGAATTGATGCGAGTCACAACTAAAAGCGGGAGAATTGTTGAAACAACTACAAGTCATTCTCATTTGATTCGTGACCAA